CACTAGCGGTTATTTGTGTTGTGGTTAAGTTTCCACCAATAGTTCCATTTCCGCTTGTTGTAAGTGTTGCGCCTATTAATCCTGCGGATGAACTAATATTGCCTGATGCGGTTATGTTCGTAGTTGTTATAGCACCATTAGCAGTTAATCTGCCTGTTAAGGTTGATGTTCCCGTAATACTTAAATTACCACTTCCGCTTATGTTACCACTTGCGGTTATATGTGTAAATATGGGGGAATCTGCAAAGTCAAATGTTAATGTATCAGTTGTAGTACCAGTAGCACTAATCGTTATGTTTACATCGGATGATGAAATGATTAAGTTATCTGATGCACTATCTGCAATCACTGTTCCACTTGAACCACCCAAACCAACAACACTCATTGTAACGAATGAAAGAACGGATTGCCCCGTTAATGTTGCTTGTGAAACCTGTCTAACTTCACCTGCGGTGGTTATTAATAACACATTTTCACTTCCACCTATTGGAACCTGGCTTGCAGTTATGCTTGTTAGATGGGCATTACTACCTGATACTATTACTTTTTTCCATGATGCCATAATTAGTTTTCCATTTTTACTTTATTAACCCTTAAATATAAATAGGTTATATTTTTTTTTCCATATAAATAAATTAGTTTTTTTTAAATATGTTTTTATTCAACCCCCAAATAAAAATTTCCATCAGAACCATAATACATTCCACCAGTCACAGCCGTTGGTGGTGTATCAAATTTACCCAATACCATTACACCCTCTGAATTAATTTGTGCTGCAACAAAACTGCCGGATTTAATAATAAAAAAATCAGGGGCTTCAGACGATATTTTGGTTTGAACTTCGTTTGTTTGATTGTATATTGTTACACTTGATGTAGTTAATCTGACATTTCCTAATTGTATGTATTCATCTCCACCAAAAACTTCCGTAATAACCCCAGTATCATCAACAAAACTTAAACTTCTACTTACATACACATCACTCCAAGCAGCATCAGGACTACCAACGGAAAAATCGGATGTTTTACCTGATTGAACATTGGGGATAAGTGAACCTGAATAATTTACTGAGCCTGAAAATGAACTTCTACCAATAATTAGGAGATTTCCCAATAGATTTACATTACCATTTGTAGTGGTATTTGTGGTTACTGCGGCTTCAATACTTTCACCTAAACTACTTGATTTTTTTAAAAATAGTTTACCATCAGCAGTATTGATTGCTAATTCACCCAACGCAATGGAGGCCGTAGTCGGTACATTTCCCGATACTAAATTTCTTTTTAGTATGATTGCCATTAGAAAAATCCCCCGTCAGCGTTTTCGGTAAATAAAGAATAACTTGCCGTACCTAATAAAGAGCCTGTGAATGAAGTCGCTGTTACACCACCTACTACTTGTAGAGTGTTTATGGGTGTTGATGTGCCTATACCCACTCTACCCGTACTACCCACAATCCTCATTACTTCTGATGGTTTAGATATACCATTTGTTGAAGTAAAAAATGCTAAATCATTAATTCCGCCACCAAATAAACTTGGGTATGATATACTATCTATGTATGCAGAGCCCTTAAAACCAAAACTCGAACTTTGTAAAAATCCCAACCCATCATTATAATATGATAGAATTCCACTATAACTTCCAACATTATTACCACCAATTCCATATCCATTAGTTATGTTTATATTACCACCATTAACAGATAATTTTGATATTGGAAGCGATGTCCCAATACCCAATCGTTCATTTGAATCAAATACAAAATCAGAATCACTACCTAAAACACCATTATTATTAAAAATAATTTGTCTGTCTGAGCCCGGAGATGTTATTGTACCCGAAACTATTAAATTTTGAGTAATTGTTACATTTTCACCAAATGAACCACTAACTAAAAGAGAGCCGGTAATTATTACACCACCACTTAAAGAATTAAAAGTTATAGTGCCAGGATCACCTTTTTCACCCCTTTCACCCTTAGGTCCTCTGCCTACTATTGTAACAACAGAAGTTTCTTTTTGTAATACGCTTACAGAGGTATCTTTCTTTTTATCAGATACTACAACCGTATTTTCATTTTTGGTTAGTTCTACCGAATTTTGAGTTGATACAACTTTAACATTTAATCTATCATTACTCACCTAGTTACCTCTTTCGAAAGCTTTACAAGTCCTTCCAATAATCTCGTAACTATACCACCATTACTCTGCAATTCTATATCATATACACCTTCGGCGAAGTTTAAATTTGATGATGATGCAGCAGAAATAAATAAACCAATACTACCCGATGTTCTTGGTAGAACAACCGATGCTGATTCTGGGGTAAGGTTTAATCCTGTCCCATCATTAGAAAGTGTATTAGTAATACTTAAATATGTTGTGGATGAATCAACCGAAGGTCTTATTTGCATTCTTGCGGTATATCCTGATAAATCAACGGGTTCTCCGTTAGAATCTTTCCATTCTAATAATAAATCCGTTGTCGAACCCTGTTCTATGGTCAATAAATATCTTCCAGCTGCCATTTTATACTCCTATTATTAATATAAATATCTAATATTCATATAATAGTTTAAATATTTCATCTAAAGCGGGATGTCTATGATTATCTTTTAATGTTACGGTGTAAACAAACCCACTTGGTTTTAATTTTGCTACTTCATGAATAGCAGAATCGTTTGCTGATTTTAAATCTATTTGTTGTGGGTCTCCACACAATATCATTTTTGAATTCTTACCCAATCTACCCAACACCATCGCTAATTGAGATTTTGTAAGATTTTGAAATTCATCAACAATACAAACACAATCATCAAAAGTTCTTCCTCTAAAATGTGTGAGAGATACCAATTCTATTTTTTCATCCTGCTCCATTTTATCCAACACCGATGATTTATCATAAACTTTTCGCATATTAGAACGAATAGGAACTAACCACGGCTCTAATTTTTCTTCCAAAGAACCTGGTAAAAATCCATTATCTTCATTAGAAACGGTGGGACGCGTTACAACAATTTTGTTATATTCTCTCTTAAAAAAGGAATCTAATGCTATTTGACAAGCAAGTAATGTTTTACCACTACCAGCTTTTCCTAAAATAAAATTGAAGGGATGATTTAAGATATTTTGTTTTGCTACTTTTTGTTCTTCGGAAAGTGTAATTGAAAACTTTATATCACCTTTTGGAACTCTTTTTTCGGTATTTTCTATCATAATGTAACCCTTTATACTTTTAATATAAATATCCCATAAAAAACAAAAGGGGATGATTTTCATCATCCCCCTTTGAAAACACTTTAACTATTATGTGATTGATTAAGCACCACCAATAGTTTCCAATCCGTTCACATATACTTTACCATAGAACTCACCTCTTACCATTTCTTTGGCGTAGCGAGTCATTACACCCTTACGAGGAGTAAAGTTTTTGTAATCGTACACAAGAGGTGTCATAATCAATGGAATGTATGGAGCGTAAACAGCACCAGTTTCCAAGAATTGTGTTCCTCTGTAACCCATCAAAATCAAGTTTTCTTGCATATATGGGTTCTTATAAACCTGATATCTTTGTGCGAAAGAACCTACTTTGGTCATACCAAATGCAAATTGTCTTTCATCACCAGTTCCATCAGCAGTGTATCCTGGAATTGATTCCAAAATAGTAGCAACATCAGGAGAACATACTAAGAAGTTTGCACCACCACGCATTGTCTTAGCGTGAATTTGGTTAGAAACTCTCTGCAATACAGTTCCCAAAGTTGCGAACCAAGTACCCTGAATGTAAGCTGCTACATTAGTAGTGTTCGTATTTGTGAATGTACTTCCATTCCATTCCTGTCCAATTCTTGCAGACCAGTAACCTGTAGTCAATGCGTTCTGAATCAACATGTCCAAAATCTCAAAATCAATCTCTTGTGATACATATTCAGATAACATTGAAGTTAATTCTGCTTCTGCATCAATAGAGTGATATGCGTTTAAGTCCTGCGCGAATTCAGGTGTCCATTGTGCTTTCAACTTACGAGTTTTAGCAACAATTGGAACTGAACGCATTTCAATGTTCAATTCTGGGATTTCCAAATCCGTTTCAGGATTTACTGCCATTTGTGTTTTTGTTACCTCAAAATCACCACGAGTTACATCGGTTGGTTGTTTTTGATACTTAACAGTCAAATTAGATTGTGCATCTGTAGCTTCAATTGAACCACTCACAATAAATGAAATGGTTGTATCATTTACATTCTTTGTGAATTGTGGGAATACTTTTGAAATACCAGAGTGCTGAAGTGTAAATGCACGAACACCTTCCAAATCAGGTCTTGTTAAGCCAGCAGCTGCGATTGTAACTTTAGAAAATGCAGTAGAACCACTGTAAGTTGCAATAAAGTTACTATCCCAATTAAATTCATCATCATCAGCAGCAAGGCCAGGAACTACAGCAGCAATAGAACCGGTAGTAGTTGCTGGTGAAAAAGAACCAGATACTCTAATAGTAGCTGAATCATCGTTGATAGTGTAACCAAAACGACCAGCGCCATACAAACCTTCGGAGGCTTGGTTGGCTGTCTCGGTAATACCAAATACTGAATCGGATTGTGAATCTTTACCCGAACCTGTTGTAAAACCAGGCTGACCTGTTCCATACTTAAAATCTAAATAGAAAATAAGACCGGATGGGAGATTCATAGGTTGAACTGAAACAAACTCTTTTGCAGCGATTTCAGAGAAAATACGGCGAACAAGCGGAAGGGCTACACCATTCCACTCTTCAGAGTTGTTGAACATTGATGTGGCAGAAGCTTCAGTTACTAACTGCTTTGCCTGGTTTTCCAAAAGTTGAGCCATGTTGTTGATTTCGGTCTCATTAGTAATTTCATCTAAAAGACCGGTTTTTTTCCACTTGGCTACTAAACCTTTGGCTTCTTTGCGAAGAACTCTTTCGAATCCTGCGCTTTCTTTTAAAATGCTATTTATATTCATTTTTATATCCTTTGTTTAATAGTTTATACAATTATTTTTTGATGTTAGCAAGCTTTTGGAATCTTGTAGCCAACGAAGAACCTTCGGTTATGATACCAGCAGGTTTTGTTCCTTTGGTTGGTTTAGATGCAAATGATTCTCTAACAAATCTTTTTTGTGATTTTTTAGCAACATTAAGGTTTTCACCCAATGTAGCAAACACTAATTTTACTTCTCTCAAAGATGAAGCACGGTCAAAGTTTTCTACAACTTTAACTTTTTGCTTTTCATTCAAATCAAAGTTTCTGAAAAGTTTGTTTGTGTAAAGTAGTTTTGCATTCAAAAGGTTTACTTCGTTAATGGTGTTCTTCAACGATTTAATTACTTTATATGCTTCTTCCAATTCACCCTTCATTTCTTCAGCCTCTTCTTCAGTCATTCCACCCTCTTCTTCATCTGCTGGCTCTTCACCATTCATTTCTCTAAGGGCTTTGATAACTTCATTCAAATCAACTTCTTCATCGCCACCTTCTTCTTCAAAGAACTCACCAGTTCCTTGCTCATCTTCGGTTTCAGAATCGTAGTTAGCAACTTTATTATCACCAGCACCAATTTCAGATGACTCTAATTCTTGTAATCTTTTTGATACTCTTTCACGAATTTTTTTCAATTCTGTGATTTCTGGGTTTTCTTCTTCTTCTTCGGATACAGGCTCTTCTTCCATTTCACCTTCCAATTCTCTGATAATTGATTCTAAGTCTAAATCACCCATTTCATCATCATCTTCTTCAGCAGGTTCTTCGGTTTCAAATTCAGCACCCATTTCATCATCATCTTCTTCAACAGGTTCTTCGGTTTCAAATTCACCACCCATTTCATCTTCTTCTTCAACAGGTAATTCTTCACCCATTTCATCCTCTTCACCCATATACTCATCGGTTGTTGCAAACTCTTCTTCTTCCTCCATTGGAACTTCTTCATCTTCTAACTCTTCAGCAATTTTGTGAGACAACATTGATTGGAGTCTTGGAGTGAATGCTTCCTCAAGGGCGATTTTTGCATTTGCTAATGCTGTTTCTTTAACGGCTTTAGCATCGGCGATTGCTTCTTTAAGCAAATCTTTATTGCCTTTATTTTTCATTTAATCTCCTAAATTTTTTTGGAAAAGTAAGATTATTATAAATCTTAATAATTGTTATAATAATTTTAGTTCCACAATATTGTGTTGGAACATTAATTTGATAATAAATAGGGGAGTTTTTTAAAAACGATATTTTATTCTGCTTTACTTTTCAGATATTGTTTTCTAATGGCCAATTCCATTTTTTTTCTTTTTTCTATTGATTTTGGTACGAATTCAGTTCTTTCTTTCAAAACATCCATCATTCCACTATCTTTAACCATTTTTTTGAAAAGTCTTAATGCTGCTTCAACATTATTGTCTACCACTTTAACTGCCATTCCCCTACCAGGAACATACATTAACTCTCTTCTAATTTTTTTCTTTTTTGGTCTTTCTTCGTTTTCGTTCATAACTTTTTTTTAAAATTAAACTATTTGTAAATTGTATATTGATTCAGTAACCAAACCATTTTTAGTTCTGATTAATGCTTTTTCTTTTTTTATTTCTACCACAACCCCACCATACTCCTTATCAAGTATCATAACAGGAGAACCAACTTCAATTAAGTTTGCATCTTCTATTATTGTATTTTCCGATATATCATCTAATACAACCTTAAAAGCACGAATTGCTTTTGAAATACCTGTTTTTTGTTTTTTGGGTAATTTATTAATATCCTTTAAATTATCTTTTATAAAATCAGAAAATTTAAGTGATAAGTTTTGTATAATGTCTATTGCTGGCATGAGTTGTTACCTTTTTATTTTTTATGTGATTTAAATCCCTGCCCCTTCATCCACCAAGCCAATGCCCAAGGATTATCAATACCCGGTTCATCTTTCATCGCTTTTACTGTTTTTTCCCATCCTTCAGGTGCAACTTCGTTGGTTACTTTTTTATTTTCCATAAATGGTTTAAAAGCCGAAATAACCTTATCTGCTGTCATTTTATCAAATTTGTTTTGCATTGCAACATCACCAACTTTGTACAATTTCAACAACTTTTCTGCTGTTTTCTTATCAACTTTTGTAGAACCAACACGGGAAGTAGAACCATCTACTACACTCTTTAACAAGTCAGATAATTTTACATTTGCTTCATTTACTTTTTTTTTTAAAATAAGATTTGATAGTTTCATTTCACCAACAAAATCTTTTGCATTTTCTTTATCTTGCGGGTCTACATCGGTTACTTTATAAGTCTTACCACCAACAGTGAAAGTATCCTCACCTGCTGCAATTGCTCTTGCTCTTTCAGCACCAAATTCATTACCTTCATCCATTACGATTTCTGCATCACTCAATTTTCCTTTAACAAGACCACTTACAGTTCTAATTACAATTTCGTTACCTTTAACAGAATAAACCATCCCTGTCTTATTTTGCGATTTAAGATGGACAGTATCTCCAAACTTTGGTGTTTTTGCTTCTTTGATTGATTTTTTGTTTATTAATTGACTTAATTTCATGTTTTCTCCTACAAAATCTTTTGCATTTTCTTTATCTTCGGAATCTACATCCGTTACTTTAAATGTTTTATCACCAACTTGGAATGTATCTTCACCTGCTGCAATTGCTTTTGCTCTTTCAGCACCAAATTCATTACCTTCTTTTATTTCGTAATATTTACCCAATATCTCACCAATTTCATCATAAGACGATTCCAACCTTTGCTGGAGAGTTGATACTTCTTTGATAGTGTTTGTAAAAATCTTAAAAGATTCGTTCATAGATTTCATATGACGAGAAACAGTTACCTTATCAAACCAATCACCAGTTTCTTGTAAAGTTAATTTATGAGCAGTTTCAACAATCTTTTTAATGTTTTGGTATGCTTCCATCAAATTACCATTATGGTAAATTGCCTCACCAATTTTTCGGTATGAAGCAACTGCCTCAACAAAAGCCCTTTTTTCTTCATTGGTCATTTTTGTATCATCTAAATCTTCCTCACCAATGTTTAATCTACGATAATCCATGTGTTGTGATTCTTTTAATAAGTTAAATAGTTTTTTCATTTCATTTCCTTTTTTCAGTAAGAACCTGGTCTATTACCTTTTTTCATAGAAGTTGCCCAAATACCAATCATCTTTTTAATATCAGCGGGAATTTCTTTATCATAAATAGTTAGTTTACCATCTTTTCCTATATGGGCTATCGTTTCATAATCACCATCTTTTTCTTCTGCCCTATTCCAAATAGTTAAACCATTACCCAAATACCCAGAACCAATATCGTATTTTTTAGCTTCCTTCACTAAATTTTGAAATTTCATCAATACAATTGCGTAATTACCCACTTCTCTTTCTGCGCCAGCTGCGTATTTTTTATTTACAATTGCAATAGTGTTCCCAGATACTTTAATTATATACATTGGTATCATTTCAGTTGAAAAATCATATTTAATTCCTGCTTTTTTCAATTCAGCACCGATATTCATAAAAGAAGATGCGTTTTTTACAGCCGCTTCAATTTTATCTAAATCAGCATCGTATTTACCTTCGTTTACTGATTCATATTTTTGTATAAATTGCATAAATGATTTAAAATCTTTTGCCTTTTTTACTGCATCTGCAACATGGGGTCTATCCAATACCTTTCCATATTTTTTTTCAAAATTAGGATTGTATCCTGATGTATCTTTGGCCATTTTGTAAAACTCTGCCCAGTCAATTTTATCCTCGTTTATTGATTCATCTATTGCTTTACCAAATCCTTTTTTATTAGCTAAAGAAACTAAAGTTTTTAAATCTTCGGGCTTGTTTCTATTATACTTATCTGCGTTCTTTCTATTTTTGAATATTACCGATACTTTTTTACCATTATCATCAATCATAATGATAATACCATTCTTACCAAAACTTCTTTCATCAAATGCTTTTATAGATTCGTTTAGTAATTTTTCCGAATATACAGTCATACCGGTGTTGTCCTCAATTGTAAATATATAACCCGGTATATTTGTAACCTTTTTCATATGTTCAAACTTTGCAGGAATTTCATTTTTTGTTTTTACCTGTGTTTGATAATATACTTTTTTATTAAACGATACTACAATAGTCCAAGGACCTGTTTGAGAACCCTTTTTAATACCGGCCATCATTTTTGCTAAATTAGTAGCTTCGTTTACTGATTCTTTGATATATTTCATAGAAGAGTTTGAACCATCGGTAAAGAATACATTATCACCATCAATCATTTTTACTTTTCTTTTGAATGGGCCTTTTTTACCTAAAGCTGCTTCCCAATGTGGATTATCAACAACTTTAACCATTTGTCCAACTTTGATTTCTTCATTTACTGATTCGCCAAACATTTTAATCATTTTCTTTTGAATTGGATTATTCGGTTTTCCAGACACCGCAGTCACAAAATCCATTCTGTCTGAAAGTTTTCCCTTCTTAACAAATTGGAAAACTTTTTCGATATCCAAATTGTGAGTATCAACAAACTTTTGAACTACATCTTTATTTAAACCGGTAAGTCCACCAATTTCCATTGCCGTTCTCGAAGCGGACTCTAATTTTAAGCTTCTTTGTGCGTTTTGAACTGCCTTCCAATTGATTTCTTTTTTTGCAACCTCTCTAATCATTTTTTTGAGTTGTTCTAATTTCATATTTTTTCCCAATTTTTAGGACATTCGCAATATCCACCAATTTCACAAATAATATCTCGCATTATACTATTAGCAGTTTCATATTTATTAATTTTTGATTCTCTACTAACACCCTCATTAACAGGTTTCATAAAAGCCCCATGAGTAGATGGGTTACTTACAAAATCCCAACAAATTAAATCAAAATCGTTTTCTACAGCAACAGTACCATCTTCTCTAATTTGACGAACTGAACCCATACCTCGTGAAGATATTCCTACCGTACAACCTGCTTCTATCAATTCTTTAAGTATTCTGCCCGATGGGGTATTTAGTATTTCTACTTTACCAACAACATCTTTACCATTCCACCATACATCTCTAATAATATGTGAAGTATTTTTTAATTCCACCACCGATGATTCTGGGTGGTCTAACTCACCATATGCACGATTTTCTGTTATCTCTCTACCCTTATATTTATCAACCTCACGCTTCAAAATATTTTCGGGATATATTCTACCATTTTGGTTTTTTTCATTTGCCCTTTGAAGAACACCAGTTACAATTAATCTACCATTACCATTCATAGCAGCTTCTTTAAGCTGTTGTGGTTTTACATCAAATACAATAGTATCAATTAATAGTTGTTTCATATCAGGCACCCAATTGTCTTATTTTACTTGAAATCCGGTTTAATCGCTCTGATATTTTAGAAAAATTGTTTCTTGTTTTTTTCCAATAAGCACCAGATGAAATACCCATTTCTGTCTTTAGTTTTATATTTTGATTTACTAAATGTTCAACCTCATATATCTTTCTATTAATTTCTTTAATAGCCCTATTAATTTTATATTGGGGGGAACCTGTTTCATCTTTTCGGTATTGACGATAGTTCATTTCATTGATGACATCCTCAATCTTTTTTTCCCAATTTTCTAAAAAATTTCTTTTTACACTTTTTATTTTTTTATACCCCAACACCTCAATATGGTCATTATCCATACCCGCCGTATTTTTCGCAAAAGCATGTGGAGTTCGTGGTGGACCAGCACCGCCATCCAAATTAGCGGTAACATTTTGTTCACCCAAATCCTCATCATCCTTTTCATCGGGATTAACGATTTCCTCTTCTTCTAATTGCTTAAATTTTTTATCAAGCTCTTCAATTAAAAACCTACTCATTATTGAACACCCTTTAATTCGTTTAACAATTGATAGTATCTTAAAAGCCCAAGTGCTTGAACCTCCGATACGATTTTTGCGTTGGATAAATTATCAATCAACCCAATAACCTCTTTTAACTTAATGGAAGAAACTTTATCAGTAATTTTAAACTTTGAGAATTCATTTTTAAGTTTTTTACTTTCCCTTAAAATAAATCTTTTTAAATTGTCTGAATTATCAATATTGTTAATATAATTTCTAAGAACCAATTTTTGTTCGTTGGTTAGTTCTTTATACTTATCATTAAATTTATCAACTAAAAACTTATAAGCCAATAACCTAACATCTTTTGATTCCTTACTATACAAATCAGTATTTTCTTCTTTTATAGGTTTTTTTGTTTTTGTTATATTTTCTAAAATTTGATTTTTACATTCAACCCATTCTTTTGGGGATGTATTTTCTTGATTTTCAAATAATTTATATATAGTGGCAAGTGATTTATAGTTATTTACCCTATACTTAAAAAAATCTTTAGCATCAAACTTTTCATTTATTGATTTAATAAGATTATATTTTTCTTTTTTTAAATTCGTTTCATTTAATTTTTTTCTTTCACCCAATACAATATTAAGAAACTCACTTGCTTTATATGTATTATCAAAGTTTTCTTTGACAAGATATTGATACATTTTAAGTTCTTTACTTAATTCACTACCCTGCTTAAAATGCTTTTTAATAATAGATAATCCTATTGAATTTTTTTCATTCAAAGTATCAGATGCAATCTGCCTAACAAGAAGTTCAAATAAAACCCCAGTGTTTTTAAATTTAGAATGCTTTAATTTAGTGTTCATTTATAATTATCCTATCTTATCAATAAATAAATATACAAAATTTAATTAAACATCGTTATTTAATATGTTTCTTTCATCCAACATATCAAATTTTTGGTTTTTTTCATCACTATCTGTCAACAATGACTCAACTATAATTTTTTTAGTTTTTATTTTTGAATTTTGTAAGCTTGTTTTTAACTGCATCCCTTCAACAGAAAGTGGTGATTTCCTAAATGTATGGTATGCTTTTTCAGGTTTTATATCCGTTTCATATCCCATTGCGTTTCTTCCAAAAGAACTATCATCAGTTCCAGCAATACTACCCTCTTCCGGTCTACCAGCCCCTTCAAATCCGCCAGGAGGTGAACCACCTTGATTATCACCAGGAGCAGGTTGCCCTCCCGCTTCTGCTGGTTGTTGTGATAATGCTGCCAAATCATGCGGAGTTCCAAACGATTCACCAGTCTTAACTGGGTCATTACCCTCATTTTCAATTTGTGCCTGTCTAAATCCTAATTTCAAATCGTTAATAACCTTAACCTGTTCTGCTTTCCACTCATCATCAGACATGTTAAATATATTTTTATATATCCATTCTTGTGAAAGTAGTTTTGATGTTTTTATATCCGATGCCAATCGCACATTTTCAATCCAAAGAGCAACCTTTTCTTGCTGATAAATTATTGATGGTGGTGTTAATTCTAAATAAAAGTTAGATAAGGCCTCATTTTCATATCCCTGTGCATACAAATGTATGATTGCTATTTTTGTCAATTCGGATAAAACAATTTTTTGTACCCGCTCAATACTCCTAGCAAAACGAATATCTTGTTGAGCAAGCGTCGCTTTACCCTCTACTCCCTCTTCATATCCAATAAATGCTTTTGGAACTTTAAGAGCGGCCTGCATTCGGTTTTTAAGATAATTTATATCCTCAATACCAGTGAATTCCATTCCACCCAAAGTATCAATTTGAGTACCACTTTGACCACCTCTTACGGGTAAATAATAATCTTCTAACATATTTTGTATGTTAAATTTAAGATTATAATCACCAGTTGCTTCATCTACATAAGGAACTTTTTTCATTTGGTCTATAATGTTCTTAACATGCTGGTCTACTTCATTTGGTGGTATGTTACCAACATCAATTTTAAATACCCTTTTTTCAGGAGCACGCATAATACGATGAATTAACATCGCATCTTCCATAAGGGTTAATTGTTTCCAAGTTTTTCTAGCAGGTTCTAATAAGGAACGACCATAAGGTAAAAAGTTTGTGTCTGAAAATAACCTAAAATGGGCTATTTTATAAAATGGAATATAATTTTGTATATCGTTGCTAGATTTTTGATAATTAAATCCGGTAGCACCACCACCCATCGTTGTCATTTTAAATCTAACTTCATATGGGTTATCGGAATTAAACCCCTCTTCTCTTTCAATTTCATATGCTGATATTGGTGATACATTTACAATACCAATACCCTCTTCAATATCTAAGTTAAGATAGTAATCGCCATATTTATTCATCCCTCTAATCCACGCCCAAAGATTAAATTCTATATTAAGGACATCATAAAAAAGATTTTGTAATATTTTTTTAATATTTTCATCATCCGAATTAATCCTCAATACATCCCCAAGATCGTTTTTGAGGGTGCATTCATCCGAGTAAATATCTAAAACGGATGCAATAATTGAATCTTTATCCATCGCCTCATAATCAGTATAAAGTTCTAACCGATTGGATGAATAATTGTATTGATTATTGTAAGTTTCCCAATTTTGACGAGATGAGTGTAATCTACCAAATCTATCGTAGTAGGAAGTTCCTTTTATATTACCCTGCGATTGTAATCGTTGTGTATCAATAGCCCTAGTTTTACCCTTACCAATTCTTCTTACTACAACCTGAGTTGAAAAGAGTTTTTGTAATCTACCGAATAAAGATTTATCTGCCATAAGTATAAATATAATTTTTTTAAAATAACCAACCTAAATCAACATCATTACCACGAATATCTTTCATAATATATGGATTTTGGCCTGAGTTTTTACTTGAGAATACCGTTATTTGATTTCCAGATACACGGGTGATACTACTTAAAGCATTTCTTGTTAAGTTCATACCTTGCTGTCTTAACTTCAATGCGGTATCTCTAACCCAAAGACCTGTAGAAAATGATATAACCAAATCATCATTATATCCCCTTTGTGCCTCTGCTTTTGACCCATTCCATATAAAAACAAATAACTCATCCAACAATCGTTTAGAGTGAATTATTGGTGATTTTTCTCTCATATAAGTATCTAATTTAGATACTATTAAAGGCCTCGTTTTTTGTGTCATTGAAAATCCTGGCACCATATCTTCTTTTTGCTTTAAATCCCATCCCCGCCTTAAATGAATATCTTCATCTACATATCCCAACTCCCTATACGAATAGTAAAGATTTCCATAATTACGGTCAATTACTTCCTGAATAACAGCCCATCCAATATTTGCATTTTCAATCACCAAAAGGGCGTTGTTCCATTCTGCTGCTACCGATGATAAGAAAGCACCATATTGTTTTGTTTCTATTTTACCTTTGTATTCCGCCACTTGCTCTAACCGTTCAACATCAATCACATGAAAAGCAGAATAATCTGCTCCATCTCCCCTTGCAACATCCGCCACAACTATATAATCTTTTGAATAGTTGGGATAATCCCATATCCAATAATTTGCATCAAATCCACGCTTCTCAATAGGTTCTGTTACATGGGTTTCTTTATACCACTCCAATACAGAACCATCAACGACTGTGTAACCTGATGAAATAAAATCAGTATCACATTCTTGAGCAGCACCCTTTTCCCCCAATAATCTTGTTTGTTCATCTCTCCATCTTTGATTTCTTTCGGGGTGAACCGTCCAGTGTAATCTCGTTGGATGCCATTTATCACCAGCTTCTCCCTGCTGCCAAACTTTATGGAAAAAATTACCAACCCCATTTGGTGTTGAAAGAACTATTGCACCACCACCAGTTGAAAGTGT